CGGCCAGTCTTCTTATCAATTGGCCCACCTTCAGATGCTTTTCTAAGTCTATAGTCTGGTACTCTTGTCTCTGACCCAGCCAAAGAAATAAGTGTAGACGCACCGCCTCCGTTTTGATACTTTTGTTTAAGCTCTTTAATGTTATTATCTATAGCAGATTGCTGCCAATTTAACTCGTGCTTCTCAGCATCAATAACAACCATTGAATGTCTAATTGCTCTAGTCAGTTCGCTTCTAGATGCACCACGAATAGTCATGTCAGTAATTAAGTTTGACACGCCACCCATTTGAAGGGCCGTTTGCTTAGTTGACATTGTTTTCATGCCATCATATTTGCGATAAGCGGATCTTGCGTCAAACCCTTTTAAGCCTTCTAGTGGGGGTGTAGTTTGAAGTCTTTTAGGCCCATTATTAGGCACAACAAGTACTGTGTCACCATCAAAGTCTGCTCCAGATAGTCTTTCTGCTACTGAGTGGTGAATACCAACGGCATCAGGCGCAGGACCTAACAAACGTTTACCTTCTCGGTTGTTGTTATTAACAACCAATTCTGGTATTTCAAATCGACCACCATGTGGAAATCTAACTAGTGCTACCGTAGAACCATTTTCATAGTTAGGAGCGTATATTTGATTTTCTTTTATTGTTCCAAGTGGCAAAATAACGTGGGTAGCTTGACCTTTAAAAGCAGCTGCTTTTAAATGAACTGCTGAAGAATCTACATTTTCAGCAAGCGCTTCTAACAATACTTTACGCACTGCTGGGTTAGTAAATTTACTAATTTTATCATATTCTGTAGCACTTTTTTCATACGTCATATCTAACTGTGATTTAGCTAAAGCTGTACTTTGTTTTGATAAAACCTGTGAAGCTAAAGAATCGGACCAAGTAGCCCAGCCTTTTTCTTCATTAACAATATTCATAACAGAGCCTAATTTAGTTTTTCCACGCGTAACAATTGCTTTGCCACTATCGTCTGTGGCGTGAATCTGACGCTGAATTATAGCACCAAATGGGTTGTCTTTGTCTATTTTACCATCAGGCGTTGTTTGTAAAGGTTTTAATGCTTTAAGATCATTTTCTTTAAATGATTTGTTTGTATTAAATACTATATCTTTGCCTTTTGGTAAGTCATCTTTGTAGATAGCCATACCTTTAATGTAATGGCTATTATCTACCATAATTCGAACTTGCGCGTAAGTTGATCCACCAAGGGATACGTCAGTTACCCCTGGCCTAACAAATATAGTTCCATCTAATTTTCCACCGCCGGTTTCAGCATAATTAACACCAAGTCGAGATGAATCAAACGATAATGGAGGATGCATACCTAAAAAGGTTCGACCGCCATCATGCGAAAAGTCAGTAATTTGTTGAATTTGTTCTTTATTAGCGTTTACTTCTGACCATTTTACATTCGGGCCGGCAAGAACTTTAAACAAAGTTTCTTTATTTGTTCCCAATTGCGCAACTCTAATATAATGATGTGTATATCCATCACCAACAGTTAATGCAACAGCATTTTTAAATACGGTTTCGGTTACTCCGGCTTGAATATAAACATTAGAGCCAACATCAATATAACCTTTTCTATCAATTTGAGATTTTAACATGTTTGAAGTAGCTCTAAGTTGATTGGTTTTGTCAATTTGACCGTCTTTTAATAAGGCTCGCACAGATGATTCATGCTTTCCCATAATTCGGCCAATTTCTGAAGTACTAACGCCTTTTTGCTTAAGCTTAAACGCTTGATCTTGTTCTGCTTGTTTTTCCATGTTCTTTGCTACTGAGCGTTCTTGACGAAGTTGCGTTGTTGATATTTTTAACGCAGCAGCAATGTCAACTTCGCTTAAGCCTTCAGATTTTAATTTTTCAACGTATCCTAGAAAGTCTCTATTCCAAGACGCGTCACTTCCTCCAGATCCCCATGGATATCTACCTGATTTACGAAGTGTGCCATAATGAGCAAGATAGTCGTGTTCTTCAATGATCATTTGCATTCTCCTTTTTTGTCTAGTAGTTTTCTTCTTTTAACAATTCAATTTGTTTATCAAAAGTTATGATTGTATCCATGATGTTTAAAATTTCATCAGCAACACCATCAAAAATTTGAATCTCATTGTTTTGATATATTCGAAGTTCTATTTCTATATCAAATGGGGAAATTCCGTATTCAAGACAAAATAAAGCAGCGTAAACTTCAAGTTGATGCTCCGATGTTTTTCCAACACCAGTTTTTAAATCGTGAATGCGTAACGTGTTGTTTCTAAACGAAATTGCGTCTGCAGTACCAAAACAAATATCCGAGTAATATAACGGTTGCTCTGGAGCCATCTTAAAAGCAATTGCGTCGTTTACGTACATGTAAATTGTTTGCTTACTTTTTGGTTGTTTAATTCCAAGTTTAATTGCTTGATGGGCATACTCATGTAAAGCTGTGCCAAGAGCGGCTGCTCTCGATGTCATCCAACGGGATATAAGACGTTCGTCTGTGTAGTTAATCCAGTGATAATTACTAGGGCTTAAGAAAGCATGTTTACCTTCTAGTGACGAATGTGAGTTGAAGTTCATATAAAACACCTTCTTCAGTATCCGGGCAAATGAACGACGCATAAGACATTTGGTCTAAACGATCTATCCAATATTGCTGGTTGGGTTGTGTGTTTGCTGTTTTGTAGCTTTTGACTTCTAACATTGCCCATTTCTTTTTATACAAAATAATAAGATCCGGAATACCTTGTGTATACGAAGCGTCATTCTTTAAAATGACACAACCTGGAAACAAGTCTTCAAGTTTACTTATAAGTTTTGTTTGATAAGCACCTTCTCTCAAGCAATCCTCCAAAAAAATAAAAAACACTGTTTTAAAAGTGTTCTTTCTATTATATGCCTTGTTATTCGTCCGAGGGTTTATACTTACTTTTTTATACTTAGGGTTTATACTTACTTTTTTTAATCCTACTGGTACTCGAACATTTGCCAGGTTGGGTAGACATGGGCTTTGCGATCTGAGTAATGCGCACGAATATAAATGTCGTGCATCAATAGCCCATTTGCTTTAGCTGCCTCTGCTACATTTTGATAAACAGTGTTGTCGTGTTTATCCATAATTGGTCCAATACCCTCATAAAATTCTATCTTGTTAAACTGATGATGATATTGCCACGCAAACCCACGCGTTCTCCACATTAAATTTGACGCTGCACAATTATTTTGATTGCCGTCTAAATGAATTGGTGTGTCAAAAGTTTCATCTTCGCGTTCTACAAAAACATTAGCTACTAAAACTTTTACAGATCGTGTGTATTGTTTTCCATAAGAAACAATACCAACTTTAACCGCTCCCTGTTTTGTGTGGCTTAACGCTACTAATTTATTAGTTTTTAAATTTTTGATATTACCATAATCACTGACTGCATATTCTTCAAAATCATCAATAGCAACCCATTCTTCAAACATGTTTCTCCTTTCTGACTTTGTGAAAATATGCTTGTCAAAAATCTGCCAAAACTTTGGGCAAAAAGTTTTCTATAAATTTGAGTTTTATACTTATATTCTATATATACCCTCGCGTATAGAGAGTAAGTATAAAGTGTAAAAATATAAAAAACTTTTTGCCCGTGTTTTTAAATAAATGACAAGCAATGGTTTTATCGCAAAAGCCCTGGTAAAAGGATATAAAGCGGTAATACAAGTGCCTGTCAAAACTGTCAAAACTGTCAAATCCGTTCCACAACGCTTAAACCTCTTACTCATCTCGACCAAATTTAGTCGAAAATCCCAAACTCTCGGCCGGGCATGCAAGCTCATTAAAATGCTGTTTAGAAGCCAAACTTTTTCGAACTGCTAAATCTATGACAGAATTCGACAAGTACACGTAGTAATATAATTCTCTAAATTTAGTGTTTAGACGGTCAATTCGACCTTGTGCTTGCTCAAAGTTTTTGTATGAATATGTCAGTGAATAGAACACTATTGTGTCTGTTTCCACACAATTCCAACCCTCAGCACCACTTACATACTGAACTAAATATACCCACGAATCTGTGTTTGGAATGGGTTGTTTACGATGTCCATTCCATTCAGCAACATTGTATTCAGCGGCTAACGTACGTAAAATATCAAGCTCGTAATTGAACGTGTAGTACACTATTATCTTTGGGTGAGTCTCCATCAACTTACGCAGAGCATTGATACGACTAGGATCACTATTAACAACTTTGCGCATTACCTGGAAGAGTTCAGCGGCATCTTTAATAGGAGTGTCTAAATATGGATTCCATCTATCAATAGTTACCTTCTTAAACAAAGCGGCGTCATGCTTGACTATCACATCTTCCACAATACGTTCCGTGTGTTTTAAGAAAGGCATCTCAACAAGTATTAGGTTTCTGTAACGCTCAAGTGTTTTGGTGTCTGTGTAGCGTAATATTTTAGGGAATCTAGAATATGGTGCATACACAACATGCTCACGTTTAAACTCCGTGGCATTTTTGTAGAAACCATTTGCCACAAACATTGGAATATAATCTAACCACGTGTCGCCAGGCGTAGCACTGAGTAATACCCAATGGTTCTGCTTAGCAATCTTTTGAAACGACTTAACCCACGCGCCACTACCGACTAAACGTTGTTCGTCAAATATAAAGAACGCATCTTTAATGTCAACGTACTTCTGAATGTTGTTCCAGGAATCTACATTCAAAGCACCACCTAAAGAAAGAGCTTTTGTGGTACTGATGCCTAATTTTGCAGCATCGCCTTCCCACTCTAAAGAATCACGTTTCTTAGCAGTGGTAATGATGTAGATGTCTTTAGGGGCTTCTTCCTTTAGATAGTAAGATAGCACAGTTAGGGACTTGCCCGTACCAACGCCGCCCCACAATATTTTTCTGTTAGCTATTTTGTTCACCGCCTCTTTCTGGTGCGGCATTAGTTCAAACATGTTTACTCCTTAGGTGTACGGGATTCTTGTATGGCTA